CGAAATGACGGAAAGTGGCATGTTCCTAGCACAAGGGAAATAACTCAACCTCAAAAGGCCAGCTTGAAAGGGAGTCGGGTTAATGACAAGGCGAAATTTAACATCAGCCCTGAAATTTAGATACCCTTGGATCTTCTGCACCCACATGGGCTGGGCTTGGAAGAGGGTATATATATTGTAGTGGAATATGCTGGATCCCCACGTGTTTGCAGCGGAAAATGTCCCCGTAGCAACATTGATAGGTTTCGCAAGGAAATCTGAAATACTCGAAATCTCATCTACTTCTAGATCACTATCGTTCATTGGATTGGCTACATCATCTCCTCTATCGTAGCCAGTCGCACTAGCCACAGTGGTGAAGGTGGTCGTGCCTTGGGCATCACCACCATCCACTGGCTCACTTTGGTTGATATTGCTCAACTCCAAGCTTTGGTCGGTGTTTGTTGTGGCAGGTTGAAAAATATAAGCACGCTACACAACCCAATGTGCGTGCAGATGGGTGTCACGGTTTTTACTGGGAGCGCCAGTCAGGTAACCTGATGAGTAAGGCTAAATAGCCCACCTGGGTGAATCCAGCACGAGAGTTCAGTGACTCTTTCCCTCGTGAGTTAAATTTCCACCAATTGTGCCCTACAAGTCCGCCGGGCCTCTCACGGACCGTCTCTCTCAATGGTATATGTACTTACACCGTGATAGAACCTCCTTCTGACACTCGGCATATGTATTCGGTATAGGTGTGAAACCTAACTCCTCCTGACAGGCCTTCACAATTTTTGGAGACCACTCATCAAAAACACTCCTCTCATGTTGGGACAGTTCACAAAGCATTCCCTGCACATTCAGTTTGTTTGCGTCAAAGTCATAATCCTGCTTCTTTGTCCATTGGATTGACTCTAATATGGTACCTAGTGCGAGGGGGCTCAGAAACTGCCGCCGACAATCAAGTGAGTTCTCCTTCCACTCCCTCTTTAGGAATGAGATATCTCCAATTTTGCGGTTCTCTCCAATATTCTTTTCTCCTTTCGACTCATCAGTATACTCTTGTCCCATCTCAGCAAAGGCTTTTGTTAATGAAGCTTGAGTGATCATGTCGCCCTGTTTATCTTCACCTAGGGCTATGATATTGTCATCACCATAAACCATGAACCTCAAGAATGAACCCTTCCTTGCAAGGAAAGCCCTGTCATCCGCGCGTGTTTTTGACCCAACGCACTTCAAACAAGCATACCTCAACATCACGAGATTACACCAAGAATTGAGAACGGTAGTGAGCGGATTGCCAGACGCATTGCTACCG